ACTTTTGTATTTATCTAAAGCAGAAGCTAAAGACATGCCGCCTCGAGGGATTCCTTTAACTTCTCTAAATGGCATCTTTTCATAATCCATTATCATTTGAGCAAGACAATCCCATTCTTCTGGTCTGATTGCATCGCATTCTATTTTCCATTTTAAAGGCAAACCAGCATGACTTATAAAGTCACCTGATGTAAATAAATTTGCTCCAGTGTTAAACATCTACCACCATCCTAAAAGTTTTCCATTACCAGCTATAATCATAAGACACGTACAGATATGCAACAAAACCCATGATGTTCGTACTATAATAATATAGTTGTCAAAAGGTTTTGTCTTATCATCTGAATACGACCCTAAAGAATATAACCAAATCTTATACAAGTTCCACATCTGAAAACGGTACCACTAAAGTCCAATTATTTTCATCATCCTTCAACTCATAAAGTTCTTGTTTTGTATCACGTTTTTTAAGCGTACCAAATCTTTCGAGTATCTTATAACCAACAACTGGTAAATCTGCTAAACTATACATTGCTCCTGGTCGACCAAACTCGTCGACAGGAAACTTATATTTGTATTTACATTTCATTATATAAACTCCACATTTGCCATGATTTCTGTCAAACACGCTACAACATTTAACTCATGATCTGCAACGAAAGCATGTTTGTATTGATAATCTGCAAGGATTAGCACCATTTGAGGAACGCCTTGCGGTTTTAAATGATCGATCATCTTATCATATAATCCACGAAATATCGCAGATGCATCAGTATCTATATTATTGACAACCCATTGTCTCATCTTCTTAAAATCTTTTTGTTTAAGATGTTGAAACAAAACGTCATAAGAATCAGTCTTATCTGTAGATACTATGATCGATCCTGCTACACTCATTCGTTGTAGCTCGTTTAGAACACGTCTCCAATCAGGAGCATGTTTCATAATTAAATTAGCTAGATCGCCCTTTTGATATTTGATTTGCGATTCATCTAATATCATACATACACGATCTAAGAACTGCATGCAAAGAGCTGCTAAATCTTTCTTAGATGTATTGAACTCATAGACACCACAACGAGAATGTAACGGCTGAATAATTCTATTCTTAAAGTTACACGTTAATATGAACCTGCAGTTTTTAGAGAATTCTTCGATGAATCCACGTAAAGCAGGTTGTGTTGATTGCGGGTTGAGATAATCTGCTTCGTCAAGTATTATGACTTTATAGCCACCTTGTAAAGATACAGAACTAGCGAACTGTTTTATCTTTCCACGTAATGTGTCTATATTACCTTCTTCTGAACCATTAATTAAAATATAATCTAAATTTATTGTTGCCTAAGTCTTCGTAAAACTTTTCTTGATTTCTATTGTTTCTAAAAATCTCTCCAGATTTAGTATCAAACTCTTGTCTTTCTACATACCCATAATCTTCCAACACAGCTCTTGATATTCCTCTACTGGATGCAGTTAAAGGCACATCAGGAAAGTATTGCCTATCTGGACCATAGGTATCGTCATCTAATATATAAAGCTCCTCCCCTTTAAATTCATCAATATACTC